GCCACTTTAGGAGGCGCGGCAATTCCCGCTACTGCCGCCATCCTCTCCACTACAGCAGTAGCAGAAGGCGTAGCGCTGGCCGGCATGGCGCACGACGGTATCGACGCAGTGCCGCAGACAGGCACCTGGCTGCTCCAGAAAGGCGAACGCGTGACCACAGCGCAGACCAGCGCCAAGCTGGACAAAACGCTGAATGACATCAAATCCCCAACCGGAACCGGCAACACTACGGTAAACTTGATCGAAGACGCATCACGCGCCGGGCAATCGGAAGAGCGTACCGGCGACCAGGGGGAGAAGATGATCGATGTTTTCGTAGCGGATCTGTTAGGCGATGGACGCACAGCTGACGCGATGAATCGTAAGTTCGGTTTGCAGACGGCGGGCCGCTGATGCCGATTCCAGCCTACCCGGACGGGCTGCCCTGCCCACTGCGCGAGAGCTACGGGTTTACGCCGGTCAACAATATTCGGCGTACGCCGATGGACAGCGGACGGGCTCGTCAGCGCATTGAATTTCGCAACGTTCCGACCATGGTTTCGTTGCGATGGGTTATGACTTCACCTCAAGCAACGCTATTTGAGGCTTGGACCTCCCAAGTCGTAGGCGCCGGATGGTTCACTCTGAACGTCCTGACGCCTTTGGGTTTCGAAGATCAAGAGGTGCGGTTTACAGAGACACCGGTAGGAGGGGAGCTAACAGGGAAATTCCTTTGGCGATATAGCGTAACTTGTGAAGTAAGGAATAGACCTTTGCTAGAACCAGGATGGGTCGAGATATTACCCGATTACGTTTTGCACGCAGACATTTTCGATTTGGCAATGAATCGCGAGTGGCCTTTAAACCAGTGGCAAATCTACATCGAAGCCTTGGACACCGCAATTAACGAGGACTGGCCACAGCCATGAGTAACTACAATACTGGAAATCTTGTTCCTTCTTCCGATCCTCGTGACTTGGACGACAACGCGACCATTCTCGATAACTTGATGAACGGAACCGCAGACGAATACCCGGATCGCCTCGGTGCTCAACGGAAAAGCTACAAGGCTATCGAAGAAGCTGCCGACGCGCTCACAACACCTAACGTAGTCGCATTCGGCGCGCTCGTAGGATCCGCTGACAAGGTTCCTTATTTCATTGGCGCTGGAGCCCTGTCGCTAGCGACCTTGACGGCGCTAGCCCGAACCTTTAACGCCGCTACTGATGCTGCGGGGCAAGCGACGGCCCTGCCGTGGGTCGCGCCGAAGGCCTCGCCTACATTCACGGGTACGCCTTTATCGACCACTCCGGCGGTTGGTACGAACACGACTCAGATTGCGACCGCTGCAATGGTGCAGGCTGAGATAGCCAATAAGCGGGCATGGACTACGTACTCAGTAACTGTTACGCCATCCTCCGGCACCTTCACGTCCGCCAGCGCTACCGGTAGGTACATGGTGGCCTTCGGCGTCGCTTATGTGCAGATAACTATAACCATTACAACTAAAGGGACAGGCACGTTTCCCCAAGTCAATTTGCCTTTCCCCGCTCTTAGTGGCAGTGCAAACTATCCGTTACATGCATTAGCGCGGGGGGGCAATCCTAATTCTGGGACAGCGGCTATCAATGCTTCATTAACTGCCGTAACGACCCGTAGCTATAACGACACCGATTTGGCAAGCGCCGATGCGGTAACTATTTATATTAACGGTTCTTACCCGGTAGCCTAAAATGTCAAACACTTATGATACGAGCGATTTGCCTCTAGGCACTACATCCCCTAAAGCGCTATACAACAACGCGTCCAACATGGACGACGCGATGAATAGCGAGCTGCCATCTTGGACTGATCGTTTCGGTCGGCTTCGCGAAACTTTTGCGGGTATGGAGCAAGCTTTTTCCGATTTCCTCCTGGCAGCCGGCTATGTAGATATCGGGGACTATGACCTTGATGGTCCTCTGACGATCACGCAAAGGAATCAGGTTTTCAGTCACGCGGGCTCCTATTATCGAGCCGGACCTTCCCTCGTTTTGCCGTATACGACAGTGAACAACTGGGCCCTGGACGAATCTAACTTCGTCCTCACTGGCGATGCTACTTTGCGGGCTGAGCTAGGCGCTTCAGGTGGGTCGGCCCTTGTCTTCGATGGGACCGATTCCGTAGCTAGCCGTTTGGCGGTTCTGCGCACAGTGCAGTTTAACGCCACGTCTACAGGCGGATCGGCAAACGCGATTACAGCCGGTTTCACTCCTGCGATAGCCGCCCTGGAAAATGGCCGAGTTCTGTACGTAAGAGCATTCGCCCCCACAACAACTGTCAACCCTACATTTACCCCGAATTCCCCGGCCATCCCTGCAAAAGTAATCGTGAAAGGCGCGGGCGTTCCTCTTGACATTGGGGATATCTCCGGCGCCGGATTCACAGCCGAACTGAAATACGACTCCACTTTTGACAAGTGGGTTCTGCTCAACCCCGCGAACCAGGTTTCGAAAGAACTCAAAGCCTCGTCAATAAACGACGGAAGCGTACGAGGTCCGGGGAACCCGATTATCAACGGGGCTTTCGATGTTTGGCAGCTAGGCACAGAGTTCGCTGTAGGACCGCATCTGCAAAAGAACGCGGACCGCTGGAACTACGATTTCAACGGTGACCCAGGTACGGCCTTCATTAACCGTTTCCAAGTTCCGCAGGGTTCCAAGTTTGCGGGGTTCGCGCCGACTTACTACCTGCGGTTTAACCAAACTATCGCGGGCAGTGGGAACACGTTTCAGGACGTCAGCACGCAGATCGAAGACGTGGGCACCCTGCAAGATCAGGTCGTTACAATCTCTTTCTATGCCACGTACCTGTCAGGTTCTGCCCCGACCTTTACCGCGATCAAGACTGAACAGTATTTCGGCTCCGGCGGTTCTCCGAGTGCGCCAGAGTTCACTACCAGTGCGCCCGTCGCATTGCAACCGGGTATCGGTGTGTGGCGCCGGTACAGCGTTACCGCGACCCTGGCGTCAGTAGCAGGAAAGACGCTAGGCACCAACGCGGATAACACACTGAACGTGATTTTTACGCTCCCTCTGAACCAATTGACGGACATCGGTATCACCTGCGTCCAAATTGAGCCGGGCGAGATCGCCACGCCATACCAGTACCGGCCGGTGTCGCAGGTCTACGCGGACTGCCAGCGGTACTTGCAGACGTCTTACGACGATGGGGTTGCACCGGGAACTGTTACCAACACGGGCGCCGTAGCGCTGTCTACGTTCTCCGGAAGCACGCTATATACCATTCAAGCTAGGACACCGATGCGGTCTTTCCCTGCTGTCGCTTTCTATAACCCTCTGACTGGTGCGGCGGGATCATGGAACCAGTCGGGTACGCCACTTCCCGTAGCGGTCAACACCGGAGGCCACAACAACGTTACGGCGGCTATCAGCAGCGGCGTATCGGGGGGCTTCTGCATTGGACATTACGTTCTGCAGGATCCGTTAATCTAATGAGCATAATCCTGGCCGAAGTAAACGCCGGGGCGAACGAGCGTCTTGATGAGATTATCAGGACGCTCGAATTAACATGCCCCGCATGGGCGGAGTCGGTGTTCATCTGCACCGGCTTCGAGGACATCACCGCGGTTACTGAGGACGCTAGAACCGTTACGTTCATCGGCGCTAACATAGATATCGCCCTAGCTGCGAAGAACAACAAAGGCAATCAGACCCTGGCCTTCGCGGTGGACAACACTACCGGCGAAGCTTCTCGGTTGATCGACCAAGCGATCGAAGCTAACGCCCGTGTAACGGCGATCTACCGTACGTATCTGTCCGGTAACCTCTTAGCGCCGGCCGAGAAGCCTTACGTGCTGACGCTCCTCTCGGGTGCCATCCAAGGGCAAGAGGCGCAGCTTCAGACCGGATACTTCAACATGATCGGTGTCGCATGGCCGAGGGCGTTGTACACTGTCAACTTCGCACCGGCACTCAGGTACATCTGATGAGCGATTGGATTAATAAATATCTTTCCTGCACCTACGAAGACGGTGCGCGCGGTCCCGACAAACATGATTGCTGGTCGTTAGTCCGTACCGTTAGGCACTTCGAATTAGGTAAGCGTCTACTGGCCGAGTACGGCAACCTGCGCAATACCGATCCTCGCGAATTCACCAAAGCCTACGAAGCTGAATCTTCCGTTATGGAGCTGTGCGAACCGGAACCTGGCGCGATTGCTTCCGTACTGATCGGCCGCATCTGCGTACACGTGGCCGTGGTTATTGATTCGCCGGATGGCT